ATCGCCGATGATACTGCTAGGTAGCTAGTGGGAAAGTAGGTCGTCGCAAGCTTTTTTTTCAAAGCCCCCTTGTTAATTCAAGGGGGCTTTCTTGCGTCTTATGATTAAATGGAAAAGATACTGGCCTACCCCCGGATAGGTGATCTGTCGCGTGCGACCTATCCTTTGAAATAGACGCGGGTGACTACATCTTCTTAGCTGCGGACGAAAATACTCTGCTGAGATCAATGAGGAACCATGTTGCTTAGGGATTGATGTTGAAGGTGTTGAGGAGTATTTATGTGCGGTACGCCTACTTAAGACTTAATCTTAAAAAAATATTATTTGCGATTTTTAGAAATCCTCTTCGGTTTAATCCGGAGAGGATTTTTTTTTTGCCTTAATTTTGAAAAAGTTCTCAGGGCGGACCCGAGTCATCTGACTCAGGTCCGCCCTGCCAATTATCTTATAGGTAAAGGAGGACGAAATAATGAAAGAAATTAAGGCAGAAACTCTCGCCGCGCTTTATCCGCTGGAAACGAGGCGAACAATCAAAAATTATGCATCGTTTATTGAGGATCACCCCGAATGGTTGGAATTCGGGAACTCATTGATCGATTATAAACGTCTGAAAATGCGCCCTACTTACAGCTACTCAGGTGGTCAAGGCCATAGGGGCGTAGTTGAGGTGACGAAATGATCGGTTCAATTCTCGATTTAGGTTCGACTATAATCGATAAAATCTGGCCCGACGCCGGTGAGCGCGAAAAGGCCAAGCTGCGTCTCATGGAACTGCAGAATAAGGGAGAGCTCGCAGACCTTGAGGCACGTGTACAAGTTATGCTCGCGGAATTGTCCGGAAACTGGTTGCAGCGTTCATGGCGACCTATCCTGATGCTGACCATTATCGCAATCGTTGCAAATAATTATCTCGTTTATCCGTACCTAACCTTGTTCTGGGACAAGGCACCCAGTCTTGAATTGCCCATGCAGCTTTGGTCGCTGATGGAACTTGGTCTTGGAGGATATGTTGTCGGGCGTAGTGCCGAAAAAGTTGCAAAAACATGGAGTGGAAAAAAATGACCGATGAAAGGAGTGAATTACAGGATCTGCTGATCCGCATAGATGAACGCGTGAAATCTATTCAGGAGGATATTGCTGAAATTAACGGAGCACGGCGTTGTCATACTCATGCCGAAAAATTTCGTAACCTTGAAAGGGCCGTTTGGGGCACTGCTGCTGTCGTCGCCGGGGTAGCCGGACGAGTTGTTTATGAGGCGTTCAAATGATGAGTTCGCTCAGAATTGCGGAGGCTTCAACATTTATAGGTAGCATATTCAACGGTGAAAGTTGTGACCGCTGCGGAAGAATGGATGCGTTGGAACCATTCAGATTTAAAATTGTATTTAAGGGCATTAGTTTTCTTCGCGAAGAAAGACTTTGCAGCAAATGTATCAGCAAAGTTAATCAACGAGTTTGTATTTCAAAAAATGAAATAGAGCATTAGTCATGATGACCTTCTTGCATGAAAATTCGTCAGCGGCCAATCAAATAACAGGACACCGTGTGGGTATGTTGTGGGCTGATAAAAGCGCTCTGCGCATTAATTTAACATGGAATTTGGAGCTAGTAAAAAATGACGAAAAATGAAGTCATTAAAAAACAGAAAGAGGAGCTGGATCGGTTCCGGGAGGTTTTCGCGCTGGCAGTAGAGGGAGATGATTCCGATATGGTCAAAGACCTGAAGGCCAAACTAGATATCATGCATAAACGGCACGATATGGAACGCAAAGCCTGGGGCATAGGAGACATCAAAAAGGAGGGTACAGCAAAAGGTGCTAACAAAAACTGCGCCATCAGCCCGGAGCTAAGGGAGAAACTTGATGAAGTTTATGGATCTGGACAACGCAAATAAATGGTATGCTGAAATTTTGCGCGAAGCTGAAAAGCGCAAACAGGCCTTACAAGTTATGGCCGAACTCGGACGCAGTGATTTATTTTTTCTGCTGACCCGTTTGCTTGGGCGCGGCGATGCGAACCGTGAATGGGTTTTTGAACGCTGTCGTGAAGTGCAGTCTAACCCCGATGGGCATCTCGATCTTTGGTCACGTGAACACTATAAGTCGACCATCATCACTTTTGCCCTGACAATTCAGGATATTTTACGCGACCCGGAAGTCTCCGTCGGAATTTTCAGTCACACCCGGCCGGTAGCCAAGGGTTTCCTGCGCCAGATTAAACAGGAATTCGAGCGCAATGAATTGCTTAAACAATGTTACCCCGATGTGCTCTGGACCAATCCGAAAAAGGATTCTCCCAAATGGTCGGAAGAAGACGGGATAATCGTCAAACGAAAATCCAATCCGAAGGAGGCCACGGTCGAGGCTTGGGGACTGGTGGACGGACAACCTACCGGTAAACATTTTTCCCGGCTGATATATGATGATGTTGTGACTCGCGAATCAGTTTCATCCCCGGATATGATCTTCAAGACGACTGAAGCCTGGGCGCTGTCTGTGAACCTCGGTACCCGTGAAGGGATTAAACGCTATATCGGCACACGTTATCATTTTAACGATACTTACCGCGAAATTATGAGACGGAATGCCGCCATACCACGTGTTTATCCTGCGACAGCAGATGGAACCATGGACGGCGAGCCGGTATTGCTGACGAAAGAGCAGTTGCAGACCAAGCGTCGCGAAATGTGACCTTATGTGTTCGGCTGCCAGATGATGCAGGACCCGCGCGCTGATGATGTGCAGGGGTTCCGTGAGGAATGGCTTAGCAGATGGGATCCGCATGATCTTAAAGGAAATACACGTTGGCAGAATTTCAATCGCTATCTTCTGGTGGACCCGGCCAGTGAAAAGAAATCCGGCAGTGACTATACGGTCATGCTGGTTGTAGGGCTGGGACCGGACCGGAATTATTACCTCATAGACGGCATCCGTGACAGGCTCAATCTTACGGAGCGGGCAAGGGCATTGTTTCGCCTGCATCGATCATATTCACCTCTGGCTGTCGGGTATGAAAAGTACGGACAACAGGCTGATGTTGAGCACATGCAGTATGTGATGAATGAGCAGAATTACCGCTTTCCCATTGTTCCGCTGGGCGGAAATGTGCCTAAGACAGACCGTATTCGCAAGTTGGTTCCGCTGTTTGAACAGTCTCGGTTTTACCTTCCGTGGCAAGCCAGGTTTATGGATCACCAAGGCCGCGAACGTGACCTCGTACGTGAGTTTATTGATGATGAATATCTCGCTTTTCCGGTGGCTCCGCATGATGACATGCTGGATTGTATGGCTCGAATTCTGGACCCGTCTTTGGGGGTGGTTTTTCCTAAGCCGCAGCATGTGCTTGAACAGCAGCAGGAGATTCAGGGACTGATGGATTATGACATTTTTACTGGAGTGGTCTGATGTACGGATTTGAGGTTGAAGGAGGTTTTACCTTCTATAAATTCAGGGATCTTGACGGTCACGATTACCTTACGGAAGGGCATTTGCGCTGGTTTTGGGAGATCATGCGCGAAGCCGGGCATCTCCCGGTTATTTTTTATGACGGGACAATTGAATCTTTTCAAGATTTTAACAGGTTGGTGCATCGGGAGGACCAGCATTTCTTTTTCGCATTCAAGGATAGGCAGCCTGCAGGATTGTTTTGGCTGAACGGCTTTTCACCTAAATCGTGTTTCGTGCATATCGCTACTATGCCCTGTTTTCATGGGCAGGGAACTTTACAGATGGGGCGCGGCGGATTGCGACATTTGTTGTCAGTAACTGACGTGGCAGGAGATTATATATTTGACTGTATAAAAGGACTGATTCCGGTGACCAATCCTCTGGCCTGTCGAATGGCGGAAAAGTCCGGTTTCAGTAAAGTGGGAATTCTTCCCCGGGCCGCTTATCTGGCAGCGGAAGATAAAAGTGTGGACGCCGCTATTTTTTGTGCGGTGAGGAATAATTCGGACCAAGTGTCCAAAACAGAAATTTTTAGCAAAGGAGAATGATTATGGGAGGCGGAGGAGGAAAAGCACCTTCAGCACCAGTTACACCACCACCGGCACCACCGGTGACCCCGGCCCCAGAGCCGCCGAAGATGGAAGACATCGGTAAGAGTGAACAGGAACTTAAAGCAAAGAAAATGCGCGAAATGCAACGTTTGAAAAAAGGGCGCAGCGCAACCGTTTTGACCAGTGGGCAGGGTGATACCGGGCAGTTGGCAACAGCTACTCAGAACTTAAAGGCTCAAAAAACGAAACTGGGGCAGTAGGAGAAGAGCATGGCAAATTATTACAGACCTGAGCTGGCTAAGGCAAAGGAAGGGCAGTCTAAGGTTTGGTTCGACAACGGATCCCCCGGTTTTAACGGGTATTTTAAATGGTATCGCTTCAACTACGGTACAAATCCTACTTCAAACTCG